GGATCAGCCGTTGGTTTGCAGAAGTCTTTAAAACAAGTACAGGAAGAAATTCTCAAATGTGAGGCGATTTGCGCTAACTGCCATTTGATACATCATTACGATGAGCGGATACTTCTTGAGGCTGATAGACAATTTGAGGAACTGGTGTATAATGAATTGATAGAGGCCGAAGATGAAGACCTTTGAAGAGATCCAAGATCAATATCGGCGTGTGATTACGCTGTACGAAACCGAAGTGAAAAGTCCAGAGACAACGGGAGAAAGGTTGTCGAGCTTGCGTCTGATGACGTTGGCGTTGTCATGGGTGTTGGACGAGACTCCACCCGCATGGACGGAAGGATAGTTTTGGCCCCGTGGTGAAATTGGCAGGACACGCCAGATTTAGGATCTGGTGCCTTCGGGCGTGGGGGTTCAAGTCCCTCCGGGGCTACCAAGATTGAGTCAGGGTAGTTTAACAAAGGAAAAACCGGGGCACTGATTGGGTGCCAGTTCAAAGCTAACCGATGCGGGTTCGATGGTCCGCTCCTGGCTCAACAAATTTTATGTGTATGACACCGTTGGTAGGTCCGTCTGAAGCTACGTGGCGACTGCTGCGAAAGTTGCGGAAACTGGATGCGCCAGTTGTTGTAAATGTTCCAGAACGAATTATAGCTCTGTACTCCAATTGGCAGAGAGAACGGATTCAAATCCCGTCCAGTGTGGGTTCGACTCCCACCGGGGCTACCAGATCATTATGAGGAATCCAAAGAAGGGTGACAAGGTTGAAATCGATACTGGAAAGCATCAAGGTCAGATTGGCGTTGTCACTGGTGTGGATGGAAGCAAAGTAATAGTTCAGATCCCCGGCTTGCCGTATGAGCGCTGGTTTGACAAAGACGACTTGGCGTATAAGGGTCGAGATGAATCGCAGATTACTACTGGCGAGACCCGACGCAAGCGGCAGCAGGCTCTTGTGAAAGAGGGTAAGTTGTGTCCCTCGTGGCCGCACGCTTGTTCTGGTGAGTGTGGAGTGAAATGACGTTTACATCTGTGTCACAAGAGTGGACGGCACCGTTCTTTGCATTGGGAACGAATGGAAAAGTTGATTTGTTCTGTAGCCCAAGAGGAACGCCGAATGAAGAGTTGATTTCCTTCTTTGTGCATAACGGTTATTGGGAAGGCAAGTTTGATTTACATTGTCATTTGGATGTGGCTTATACAACATGTTCATGCACACTTAGATGGCGTCTTCGTGATGTCAGTTGCAATGACTCTAGCGGTCGCTGGTGCGGAGTTAGGATTTTTCAGTGTAGAGGATTGACAGAGCGGCAATGTGCCCGTCTCGAAAACGGTGGCCTACCTGATGAGGGTAGCGGGGGTTCAAGTCCCTCCGGGGCTACCAAGTTTTATGAGAATTAACGAGCAACCAGCGTTTATATCACGAAAACAAAAGAAACGAGCAAAAGCAGCGTTTCATCCGCCATCCACTGGTGAATGCACTTGTTTTGACGGCAGCGATGTGAATGCTTGTGAATTTCGTTGGTACTGTTGCGACTGCAAGAGAGAAATGATGCACAGATATGGTGATCTGTATGCTCGTTGCTCTGGGTGTTGGGCGGATATTGAGACGAACTTGCCATGATGAAAATACGCACTATCACAGTTGATAGAGATCCGATAGGTAATGTTTCTGATGTTAGCTTCACCTTTGTTGGTTGTGGGCACGAACAGTTTTCATGCTTGGAGTTTGCAGAAGGCTCGAAGATGAGAGAGCGACTGGAAACTATTGTGATGGCAATCGAGGATGAAGATGAAGTGTAGGGAATGCCAAACCGATTTTGAATCGAGACGCTGTACGATGTGTGGAGCGTTGCCGGATGAAAATCAGAAGAAGGTACGGTTTGAAGACATCCTATTTTCAAAGAAGTTTCAAAGACGGCTTTGGGCTGTAAATCCAAAGAAAGTTACGTTTCCACGTGACCATATTCCGTGGAACGAGGGGGAATAAAGTTTTGGCCGGGTGGATGGAATTGGCAGACACGCCAGACTCAAAATCTGGTGCCCTTCGGGGCGTGAGAGTTCAAGTCTCTCCCCGGCTACCAAAGTTTTATGTATAAAGCGAAATACAGTGGAGAAGGTTGTACAGGAATTTGTATGTGCGGCCATTCGTGGGAATCTCATCATTTGGGAATGGTGATGCGCCAAGAATACATTGATGAAACACATGAAGGATACATTCCACAAGAATGTGTGTTTTATGGATGTAATGAAGCTGGCGGGATGAGATACAACGAAGAAACTGGAGAATGGGAAGCTCACTGTTTTGGGTATCAAGACAGTGGACAAAAAGATATGGCTCCGTAGCAGAATTGTGGCATATGCGGCTGGCTTAAACCCGGCGACAATTGTGGGTTCGACCCCCACCGGAGCTACCAAGATAAGAAGGGCGAGATATGAGAAATCCGCAAAAGGGAAACAAGGTGGAAATCACCATCGGCAAGCACCAAGGACAGACTGGTGTTATTACAGGCATTGAGGGAAATGGAAGAGTGCTTGTGCAAATTCAGGGATTGCCGTATGAAAGGTCGTATGACAAAGAACACCTGGAGTACAAAGGTAGGGTAGAAGAACAGTTGACAACTGGTGAAGCCCGCCGCAAGAGAATGCAAGCTCTCATGCAGCAAGGAAAGCTCTGTCCGTCGTATCCACACTCATGTACAGGAGAATGCGGCGTGAAGGTGATGGGATCGAATGCCTAGAAAGTATTCTGTAGTTGAAATTGATCTGGTGAAAGAAGAGCATGTGAAAGTGCATGTTTTGTGGATGCCGTTGCCAACGGAGTCGGATTTTTATCGGCAGACCACCAGTTTCAATGCGTTCTTTCACTCGTGTGATAAAGGAAAGGATCACCATCGGTGTTGGATTCCCAAAGTCAAGTTGTTTGCGTGTAATCCTTGGGACGAATGGTGGAATCGCTGTGAACGTCACCAGCAGTTTGGAAAAGAACGGGGGCACGATTATAGTGCTACCGATGATAGAAGATTGCCGAGAATATTGTGACCGGATGTCGGAGCTTTGTACCAGAATACTAGAGGCTCCTGGTTGTGAGGAAACAATTGATTTCGGTGGCGTCAAGTTGACGAAAACGCAGTACGAGCAACTTTATGAATTCGTGATGAAAAATCGATTGGTTGTGAAAAATGGAGTGCGATAATTTTCGACCAAAGAACGATCCGAATAAATGTTGGTGCGGGAGAGATTACACTCACTTGACAACAAAGGAATGCAACACATACAACCCGTACATAAGCAACCCACAGTTGTGTAGATGTGGAAGGCCATATACAGAACACCCTACATATATGGCGTATCTAAATGATAAGCAGCGGGAGAAAAAATGGGAGAAGTTGTTGGTTTGGGCGGCAACGGAAATAGATGGCAATGACGATCAAAAGAAATGGTAAAGGACAAGGTAGTTCGGTTTTTGTACTACCGGGATAAAGAGCTTTGGTACGAAACCGAAGATGGATTTCAGTTTCCTGTGCCGATCAATGACACCGGAACTGGGACCTTCAAAGCAGAGGATAAAGCCATTCTCTTCATGCGTTGGATTCGTAAGCGCATGGAAGAGGTTGAAGCCTGGGATAAACTTCGATCTGGTGGTGGACCAGGAACGACATGCTCCAAAGAGCAATGGGAAGAATCGTTTTCGCAGCCAGAAGTTTTGTCAGGAGCGGGAAGTGAAGTTGAAACTCTTCCTGATGGTGAAGATTATGAATATCCATCTGAGCCGATGAGCGCAGCAAGTGTTCGAGTTCTTAACAGCATCCTGCGTGCGAAGATTTCTGAAGATTCTATTCTCAGGTTCAGTGAAGAAGATTTGGAGAATCAGCCATGACGTATTACAGACAATGCGTGCTCTGTAGGAACACGGAAAGACAAGTAGCTTGGATTCCAGAGCAGTTTGCGAATCAGGATAAGTATCTGCGTATTCGTGATGAAGACGGCTGGAAAGTGGTTGAGGTTGGATCGCATCGCCAGAGCGAAGACTACATACAAGATCATGAGCGTGACTTCTTGGGCCATCGCAAGCGGACGGATGTGTAAAGGAAACGGAAGGTTGACAGAGCTTGGTATTGTGCCAGTTTGCTAAATTGAGGCCATCCGAAAGGATGCGGGGGTTCAAATCCCTCACCTTCCGCCAAAATTTGAAATTATGTTTACAACAAGGATTTTTCAGACCCGGTACGGGCAGATGCATACGATTGACGATGACCCGTGGGTGTCTCGTTCTCTTCGTGAGTTAGGAGAATGGAGCGAGAGTGAAATGGACGTGATGCGAAATACGTTCAAGATCTTGGAATCGCTTTACCCGGATGGGATCGAAGTGGTAGAGGCTGGTGCCTACATCGGTGACATGACCATCCCGATTTCTAAGATAGTCAAAAAGGTTTATGCATTCGAGCCGCAGCCGGAAATCCGTGGCATCCTGGAAAAGAATCTGGAGTTGAACGGCATCACCAACGTTGAAGTTTTGCCGTATGCGTTGGGCCACGAAAATCGAATGATTACATTCACCCCGAATGATGCTTTGTGTAGTCCAGGAAGCACACAGATGAGTCTTGGAACCGATGGCGAAGTTGAAGTTGAAATGCGCACATTGGACAGTTTTGGATTGCGCCCACAGTTCATCAAGGCAGACATTGAAGGTATGGAAATCTTTATGGTGAATGGTGCGCAGGAAACGTTCAAAGAAGCGGGTCCGATTTTCATGTTTGAAGTAGACACTGTTCCCGTTCCTGGCGCACCTTCGTGGGATGATGTATGTCGGACGATTGGATACTTCATGTGGCAAAAGCTGGAGTGCCCAATTTACAATCCGAAAAATTGGAAACGGGCAATGAACACGTTTGCGAATTATGCTAGCTATATGGGGCTTGCAGTTCCTATGTTTGGACCAAACGGAAAGGCAATGTTTGAAGAGATTCAGAAGTCGTATACATGAAAATTGGAGACGTAGTTATTGACATAGATGGGCGGAAAAAGACTGTTCATTCTACACTTGGCGATGGCCGTTGGTTGCTGTTACAATGGTTTGAAGGAAACACGTTGCATTGTACGTTTCGATTGAAGACGTTTTTGAATGGCATGATGATTGTTGTCCCTAAAAAGTTACATGGAAGATTGGCAGAGTCCGGTATTGCACCCGATTGGAAGTCGGAGGTCACGCTGTAAGGCGTGCGGGAGTTCAAATCTCTCATCTTCCGCCAAATTATGTTTGATGTTAGTCCTTATGCCGAAGACGATGGTAAAGTTTATCATCGAGTGGGAGACTGCATGACGGTTTTTGAACAGAAGTATCCCGACACGGCTGAGAAAACAGCCCGGTGTCCGAAATGCAAAAAGAGTGGAAAGTCTATTCGCACACGTGAGACAGACAAAGGAACAAATTATTGCTGTGGCAAGTGTGGTGAAAGTTGGTATGCAGAGGATTGACAGAGCGGCAATGTACCCGACTCGAAATCGGTGGTCATGGTGAAGAGCCATACGGGGGTTCAATTCCCTCATCCTCTGCCAAAAAACGGCCATGAACAGGGCCGGGTTAATTAGGGTTCAGCGTTTCTGGTTTCAGTACAGTTTTTGCATCTTAGTTAAGACTTGGAGTCGTTTTCTGAAATGAATCCCATTGCGTTGTTCCTCCTGAAATATTAGTTTCAGACACATGGATTTTGATGCATCTATTATCTAGTTCATTCTACAAGACTTGCATTTGACATTCCTTCCCATTGTGCTATACTGGTAACTGAAGCAAGGGTGCTAAGGACACCAAAACACAATGCCTGATGATTATAAGAATCGTGATACAGAGTTGATTCTGCCACCGGGCGTATTTGCCTTTGTTCTTGACCAGACCAAGGGACATATCAATACGCTTTGCGGCCCGATAAAGCAATCTCTCTCGAACACAGATCAATTGGTAGTTTACCAACCGGACACAAAGAGGTTCGTTCCGGCGCAACAGCAACAAGCAATCCAAACCAACATTATTGTCCCGAAGGGCAGCTATGTGGTTTTGGAAAATCCCTCCAACAATAACAAGCAACCTGAACCTGGAAAGGCCGAAGTGATGCCGATTGGCACACTGCGCATGGGCCAGACCGAAAATCTTTCTGGTCCTCTGAGCTTTCCTCTTTGGCCCGGACAGAATGCTACGGTTGTCAAGGGTCACCACCTTCGCACCAATCAGTATTTGATGGGACGGGTGTATGACGATGAAGCGGCAAAGGCCAATTGGGACAAGTCCGTTGTGAAGGGCGTCACCAACGACGAAACCGCAACGGAAAAGAATCCTCTTGGTGTTGACAAGGATGCTCTGGTCACTGGTCAGTTGATTGTGATCCGTGGAACCAATGTTGCATTTTACATCCCGCCGACTGGCGTTGAAATCATCAAAGATGAAACCGACAGATACGTGCGTGATGCGGTTACTCTGGAACGTTTGGAATACTCCATTCTTCTGGATGAAAACGGAAACAAGGAATACAAAATCGGTCCCGACGTTGTGTTTCCGACTCCGACTCAGCAGTTCTACACAAAAGAGGGAGCACGCAAGTTTCGTGCTTTTGAGCTTCAACCCACCACTGGCATTCACATCAAGGTGATTGCCGACTACACGGAAAACGGTGCTGACCACAAGGCTGGTGATGAATTGTTTATCACTGGTACCGACACACCAATCTACTATCCCCGTGAAGAGCACGCCATTATCAGTTATGGCGGCAGTGAGAAGTCGTTTGCGGTTGCAATTCCTGGCGGCGAAGGTCGTTATGTTCTCAACCGTCTCACTGGCGACATCGATTTGGTCGTTGGTCCTGCAATGTTCCTTCCAAATCCTATCAAGCAAGTTGTGGTTCGCCGCATCCTGACTGATACGGAATGCGAACTGTACTACCCCGGCAACGAAGAAGTGCGTGATGTAAACTTGACACTTCGTTCCAAGCAACGTTCCAGTGCAGATATTTCTGCGGCGTTGTTGGATGATTATCTGGGCGACACTCGTATGACGACTCGCTCGTTTGCATCCTATGCTGCCGAATCTGTTTCGGAATCGAAGGGCTTGCGTTCGGCTGGTAAGGGTGTGGTTGCAGATTCTCTCAACCGTGGCACAAAGTATACGCCGCCTCGCACAATCACGTTGGACACAAAGTATGACGGTGCTGTACAGATCAATGTATGGTCCGGTTATGCAGTCCAGGTTGTGAACAGCAAGGGTGAACGTCGTACTGTGATTGGTCCGCAGACCATTCTTCTTCAGTATGATGAACACCTGGAACGTTTGTCTCTTTCAATGGAAACACCGAAGAATCCCGACAAGCGCTATCCGACTGTGTATCTCCGCTACATCAGCAATCCTGTTAGTGATGTAATTTCGCTGAAGACGCAGGATCTCGTTAATGTCGATGTCAAGGTCAAGTATCTGGTTCGTTTCGAGCTTGATGAACAAGACCAATGGTTCAGTATGGACAACTATGTACAATACATGTGTGACCACCTGAGATCTATGATCGGCAACACCGTCCGTAGCATTGGTGTGCAGGAATTTTATTCCAATGCAGCCAACATTTTGCGTGACACCGTTCTGGGTGCAAAGGGTGACACAAATCGTCCTCTAAAGCACTTTGTGGAAAATGGCATGACTGTGTACGACCTTGAACTGATTTCCATCACGGTGCAGGACAAGGCTGTGGCAGATCTTCTTGCTAAGACTCGTCAAGATACATTGCGTGATTCCATCGACCTGGAACGTGCGCAAGAACAACTGCAACTGACGAAGGGCATCGAAGATGCAAAACGTCAGACGCTCAAAGAAACAGCAACGACAACGGAGTTGAAAGATGCTCTGATGGCCGATGCTGTGGCACGCCAAACTGCTGCACAGATGATGCAGCTTGAAGCCGAAATTGCGGCAAATGTTAAGCGCAATGAAGGTGAAAAGTCTGCTGCGGAAATCGCAAAGATGACCAAGGCTTTGTACTTGGACATTAAATCGGCAGAAGATGCTCACGCCCAGGAAATTGCAGAACAAGTTCTGGCACGTGAAATCAAGAAACTCACTGAAGAAGCACAAGCGCAAAAGACTCGCACGGAAAACATCCCGACTGCGTTGGTCGAAGCTCTGGTTGCTCTCGCACAATCCGGCCAGTTCCAGGCAATTGCGGAACACTTGGCACCGTTGTCCATCGTCCGTGGCGAAAGCCTCTCCGGTACTATGGAACAGATGTTCAAGGGAACCGCACTCGAAGGTATGGTCAACAACATCGCAGGGTTGAGCAAGGTCAAGACTGCTGCGAAGTAAACAATCTTGAAAATCAGACGGGCGGCTTCCGAAAGGGGTCGCCCGCTTTTGTGTTATAATGAAGACATGAGACTAGATTTGAATCTGAACGAAAACGCTCGAAATGTTGCGGTCACGGCATTGATTTGTCTCGTACTCATTGTCGGTATGCTGTGCGGCGCAATCAAGTGACTATATACCGTTATGCTGTTCCATTATCCATCCTAGCCCGGTAACCGTTCTGATGGGATACGTGTGTGCGTGGAGGATACGAAAATGGATAAGCAATGGCAACTACTTTTTTCAGTCACAAAGAAAGATTTTGATATTCAAACGTTCACTGTTGGTGGCAACGGTGGCGGTGGCAAGGACACGTCCAATAGCGGAGTGCGCCTGATTCATAGAGCATCCGGTGCTGTTGGTGAAGGGCGGGAACATCGAACCAACAGCAAAAATCGGGAAGCTGCGTTCCGGCGTCTTGTGGAAACCAAAAAGTTCAAAGACTGGCATCGGATCGAATGCGCCAAACGGATGGGGCAGAGAATCGAAGAAACACCAGAACAGATTCGTGAACGGGTGAATCGTATGGTGGATGAAGGTTTGAAAGACGGAACTATCAAGGTGGAATAACTTGAAAACGGTGGAGTATAGATTACATCGTGAAGAACAACGAACTTGTTTGCACAAACTGTGGTGGAGAGCTTGATCCCGGCCAATGGGCACCAGGATTGTGCTGCGCATGTGGCATTTCTCCATTCACTGGATTAGGGTTTGAGCAACGGGCAGACGACAGAGTGAAAGTCGATCATGAATTGGGCAAAATTAAGGTCTACATTGATCCAGTGTTTGCGAAAGATCCTAATGCTCCCATCAAGATGGGCTATAAGGGAATCACTCGTTGGTCAGATAAAGTCCAGGAAGAAATGATCGCTACTTTGGCAGCATTGAAGTATGACGAGCTTTCTGAAAACGAAAAGAAGGCGTACAGACATTTTCAGTATTGCATTAGCGAGTGGACTTTGGGCAGAGATCCTTGTGACCAGGGATTTTTCTACTGTCCGTACTTGCCGTGGGGAATTTTGGATCGAACTGATATTTGGGAAAATGAAGGTGGTGCGTGTGGAAGCGAATAGAGGCGTTTTAAGCAATCGGGATGAGGAATGGCTCCGTCGTATGGCAGAGGCCGAAGACGAGGCTCTAGCAGGCTGTAATGGCGTCCTGGCGTGCTCTCCTGAGTTGTGGGCTATGATGAACGGGAAAGAAGTTGTGATGGACGTTCCCCGGGAAGTGCGGAGCAAAATCCACGGTTTGACAAGACCTGTTAACAGTGGTATACTGGAAGAGTAAGGGAATTTATTGTTCGATATTGGGTTTGGATTGCTTTTGTATCGAGTTTTCTATTGGCTTTTGGTTTGGGTTGTGGTGCCGATGAGTAAACGTCTTTAATGGAAAGGGTTACGGACACAACTTCAAAGCCATCTGGGGAGCTTTTTGGCGAGGGATTTGTTTTGCGGTTCGGAAACGAAATCCGTAAAAGATATTGACAAATCGTGGTGGATGTGCTACCTTGTAGTCATGGTTAGCCTTTCCATTGCGAAGATGAACAGGAACCACTGGAGATTTGCAGCACTCCAGGTGGCAGACGTTGTTTCGACGCTAATCGGATTTTCGGTTGGCCTTTCGGAAGCGAATCCTGCTATTAGTCAATTCTTTCCCTCGATGGGTCCGGTGGCCGGGTTGATTTTTGGGAAGCTCTTGACCGTTTCGGTTATTTTGGGCTTCTTTGTGGTTCGACCCTCTGCAAATACGGATAAGAAATGGAACTTTGTGAATCGGTTGTTCACTCTTATCGTTTTGTGGAATGCGGCACTGATCGGTACTCAGATCGTTCGGTAGTTCGTATAAATACAAGTTCAAGCGGGGCTGGTATAAGGGCTGTGCCCTAGCCTTCCAAGCTAGAGATACGGGTTCGAGTCCCGTGTCCCGCTCCAATTTCTTACACACATTTCCTTTGCGGGTATGGTATAGCGGTTGTGCCCAGGACTGCCAGTCCTGAGAGCCGGGTTCGAGTCCCGGTGCCCGCTCCAATTTTAGACAGCGTGGTGTAAAGAAGTCCGGGAAACCGGGCAGATACGATAAACAAATTAGCACGTTCGTAGCTGAATGCCGAAGTCCTCGACAAATGGGCTGGCTGGTGGAGGTAAAATCTCCCAAACGAAAAGTGCAGGGTGGAGAATCGGGAATCCCTGCCGCTGTTTAGAGTGGTCACGAAAGGGGGAGATAAGAGCGCCGTATCGCAAGGGAAACCCTAGACCCGGTGCCGCCACTCACTTGAAATAATTTTCCACACACTGTTTGACGTGTCTGAGATTTCCCGCCACCTTTTTTCTGTTAACGTACTGAATTTCGTGGCCGTTGACAAACAAATACCATTTGTGAGTGTTTCCACCGAAAGATGACAAGCGGCGAATCTGCGCCCGATAGCGACCATCGACCATGACGCTGATGAAGAGGTTTTCGATGGTTGTGACGTACTGGATCATATGCAAACTGACAGGGCGTAAGAAGCGGTGAGGTTGGCTTCCGCTTCGGAAAGAATTCCATCAGCCACAGCGATGCGGATGAAGTCCATGATGCAGAGCCAGTTCATGGGTTTGTACAGTTCCGCAAGCGCACAGATGGTGTCATAGGCGAAGTCCTTTTCCTTCTGGTAGGCTCCCCACCCACGCATGTGAGATCTTTCAGCGATTCGTTGTGTGGTTGTCTGCATTTTCTTCCTCCAAATAAATCAGCGGTGTGAGGTCGATTTTTGTCCCGTCTTCCAGGACGATTGGTTCTTCTTCTGTGAAGAAGATCAGACCCTTTTTTTCGAGAGATTTGAAAATTTTGATTCCAGGAACTATGTTTCCGAATACGTCTGGTTCTGTGCGATCCGAAACCGTGCCAGATGAAATGCAGCCACCATGCCGTTTCAGCAGTTCAAGAGCTTCTTGTTCGGCGGTTGACAGCTTCATAATTTCCATCCTAAGGTTCGATGACAACAGGTTTGTCGAAGGTTTGTCGAAGTGAAGCGGTGCGCCTGTTCCTGCCATTTTTGCATTTTTCAGTTCGGCTTCGGTGATTTTATAGGTGATGCCGTCAGACCATCTCCGGGCCGATTCCAACCACAAAGTCGTCGCTGTACACACTGTTTCCTTCGGCAATGTCGGCTTCCCATTCCCGGAGTTCGGCTTCGTTCTCGCTGCTCCAGGCTTCGGAGCCGTAGCACGGGCTGGTTTCTTCCCAAAACTCAACCGGAGGGGCAAACATCAGGTAAGCAGCTTCGGCTAGTTCTGCCGTCTCGTACAATCCACCCCAAACCCGGCGATGACCCGCTTCGTCTTCGGCACGGATATAGAAGCGTTCTCCGTAGAGAGCACCAGTCGGATTGCTCATGTCGGCGTATTCGCCATCGTGTCCGACGACCACGATATCGGAAGGAAATTCGACGTGCCAATCGGAATCGGCCATTTCACGGAGCATAGCGTCCATGTCCGGGCCATAAACCTCTTCAGCGCTTACCTTTGCCAGAAGCTCGATTTCGTTCGTCATGTTTATACACTACCACAGTACGAACCGAATTGTCAATAGGATTCGAGAAAATTATTCGGTGATCTGGATTTGCCACTCATCAGTAAAGTCTTCCCATTGCCGCCATGCGCCTTCTGCCATGCCAACATTGGTTCCCTTGATGATGAGCCAAAATCCTTTGTACCCCAATGGATTAGGGATTCGTTCGAGTTCGACGGTCCCCGGTCCAACATACACGTCGTTGCCAGTTGTGCCGTCTTCTTTCCAGGTGTGAAGTTCCCATTCACGATGGAGTGTTGCGATCATATTACAATGTATCCCCAAGAGGGAAAATCATCCCTTTGAATTTGAAAATGCAGGTTCCGTTAGCGTTCTTTTCCGCCCACAGCAGCCCTTCACTGAAAGTGTTGAAAACAATCATACTCCGATTCCGTGTTTTTTCCGCAAATGCGCAACAACCCCGGCGATGGCTTCGTCAAGGGTTTTTGGTGCATTGGCGAATCGTTCTCGTTCTTCTTTTTTCTGGAGCCAATACATGGGACGGTAAAGCCAGCCAGGAGCATGGTTTTGATCGTATAACTTGGCAGCAGTAATGGGAAGGGTATTCAGAGGAAACACAGTATGCCCTCGTTCCCACGGGCCGTCTTTGACGTGTTCCCATGCCTGTTCTTGGGTTTCTCCACGGGTGAAAATGTCGTATTGCCCGTTGCTGAAACCCCAAAGAGGAAAGACCCGCATTCAGTTCACCGATGCCGTTTGGAAAGCGTTCCAAACGTCCATCCAGGTTTCGTAGGGTTTGTCCTGGTTGTGAAGGTAGAAGACCAGAAGTGCCGTGTGAAGTTCGTCCAGTTCGGCGTAGGACGACATACCGGAAAGCGCCGACAGGGTGCCGCTGGAAATTGCCAGCAATTCGCTGTAGAAACCGGGATTTGCGGGAATTGGAAGTGGTGTCATCATTGTTAGTAATCCCGACGTGCCGTCCATTGCGGATTCTGATACTGGAGCCGCTTGGTTTTTTTCTTCGTTCTTTGCGTTTGCCTTGCGAACGATGGCATCCAGAGCATTGCCCAGGACAACCAGATCGCCGTTCATTTCGCCATCCCATCCTTCGTTCAGTTCGGCCAGATCCCCGGCGTTCTCCACCGTGATGCCCAACCGGAACGCTGCCTCACGGATTTTGCGATCCGTCTCCGCAAACACTTCAGAATTCATGTTTGCATTGCCACGTCCACCCATCGGGTGACCTTCATAATCCCAACCGTACCACTGGCAGTGCAGGGATTCCAGATTGGCCCTCATCCGGGCAACCCAATCGATCTGCTTCGGCGTCATGTTGTTGTTCGGTGCGATCATGGTTTTACAATAGCACACCAGGATGAAAAAGTCAATAGGTGTATCTAAAAAGTTTCGTTACGGAAGTGTTTGACAGCTTCGTGTGCGGCGGTTTGTGCTCTGAAGGCTGCTTCCATGACAGAGAGCTTTCCGTGGCGCAGAATTTCGGCCATGACTGTGTTGTAGATTTTCAGCCACACGTGTTTGTCGGTTACGATTGGGGATTCCATGTTTCCTCAAATTCTTGTGGCGAACCAAAGATTGCCACGAAGCTCTGTGATTTCAATGTGAACCGGGTGAGCATTGCGTTCGCTGAAGATTTTGAGCAATCCGCCCACCTGAAGATTTCCTAAATCAGCTTTGCGAACTAACCACACAGATGATGCGTGTGTACCTACTTTTAAATGAACCGGAACCAATGGGATGTGAAAATTTCCGTTTCGTAGTTCCGGCGTCCAGATTGTGTCGTATGTGTAAATCATGTTAACCACGGCTTGGTGGACTGGAATTTCATAACCATGATTCCAAACACACGGACATATGTGTAGCCAATTCCAGTACTTGGACCTTTGCAATAGTACACACGACTAGTGCCGATAGGAGTGAACATCAGATCGAAATCGTATAGTTCACGGAATGCGGTAAAAATTCGTTTGAACATGATATCCTTACGGTTTGATTGTTCCGTTAGTAATGTTTGTTGCGAAAGAGTTTGGAAAGAGCACGAAGCATTTGATTCACTGCCCGATCAATCGGGTCTTTCGATTGATCTGATTTTCGTGCCATTAATCGACTCCGACAAAGCTGCCATACGCAACCATTCCGGGCATGAACGTCACTTGGCGAACGCCCCCCTTGAAACGCACAAGACAAGACTTCGCAACAGGTTTTCCACCACCCTGGCGGCAAAACTCCATCCAGAAATAGTCACGTGCTTCGATCATGCTGTTAAAAGGTGTCATGGTTTGAGAATAGCAAATTCAGCACAAAAAGTCAATAGGTACATCCAAAAATTAGTAAAGGTATGCTACCTGAACAGTATCAATAGAATTCCACGGCTCTCCAATAGGCGTAATGGTAGCGGCAGCTTGGTTTAAGGTGTAGTCTTCATTGAGTTTCTGAAGAACGCCATTTCTCCAAACTTGCACGTTTCTTCCGGGCCGGGTGTACGTCCAGGTTCCATTCGTTTGAAGAGTTGCTGGTTGGTTTACATACTGTGTGGGCATAGCACCACGAAGCTGGCCGTTTTGGAACATGATCCATATGCCAAGTGGATAAACTTGTTCGGTTCCGTCGCTCATACGAACGACTACACCCACCGGAGTTGCTGTACCCGCTTTTGGTACTGGCGTACTCATTTTGGGTATGATTGATTTTCTGGTGCTGCATCCGGCAAAGGAAATTACAGCGAACGCAATGATTACGAATTTATTTATCATACATTTTCTGTCCAATTTGTAAACGAAACTCTGGGTGGATCGGAACCATGTTGACCGTATAGGGACAAACGTGCGCCAACCCATTCTTTTCCAAAGCGGATTCTGCACCGCTCCCGCATTTTTGCGGCTTCTTGTTCGTGCCACTCAGTCCATGCTTCTGCCATTATAGCAGATTGTGTAACGTTACCGCAAAGGGACCGGATCGTGTCCACCGCATGTGAAGGGATTACATCGGGCAATGCGTTTGATCGTGAGCCAGGAACCACGAAAAGCGCCATGTTGTTGAATGGCCTGAATGCCATAGGCAGAGCAGTGTGGTTCAAATTTGCATAAGCCAAGCTGACGGATCGGCCAGAAGACGATTTGATACACCCGAATAAGGAAAATGAAAACGTGTTTCATTTGTGTTGAAATATTCTCGTAGTTCACGTCCAATCTTTTCAAAGTCGGCTTCTGTCGGAGGGAAGCTGATACGGCTTCAGGAGGAATATCCGTAAGACAAATATCTGCCGTTCCGTCTTCGTTTTTCGTAATCATTGCAGAATACGTATAATCGTATAATCACACATGATGGAATCATAGCACAAAGCGGTTCATTTTGTCAAGACCTATATAAATCCGATGGCAAAATCAGAACCAAACTTCATGGGCAAGGACAGCTTCTACTGGTGGGTTGGAGTTGTTGAAGATCGCCGTGACCCACAAAAACTAGGACGCTGTCGTGTACGTGTCCTGGGCGCACACACCGAAGACAAGCAAATGATTCCCACCTGTCAATTGCATTGGGCTTACGTGTATCAGCCAATTACCTGGAATCAAGCTATGAATGGATTGGGGCATTCCCCAACTGGACCAGCGGAAGGAACGTGGGTGTTCGGTTTCTTTAAAGACGGTCAAAGCGCACAAGAGCCAATCATAATGGGAACTTGGGCAGGAATTCCAGAAGAATCTCCACAGCCTTCTATCGGGTTTTACGATCCAGGAAAGCCATTCCACGAAGTTGATTCTGCACCTCGTAAAATCAAAAGTCGGTTCTACCCAAATGATGGTTCTGGTGCAGAGCTTGTTGAAGAATCAACTGCTTCTTTGTATCCAAGACAAACGCATCCTTGGGGTTGTATTGTTGGGGAATCCGATGTTAATCGTTTGGCACGAGCAGAAAATGTTGATGACACAATCATTGGTGTTCAAAAACGGCAAAGAGATGTAGGCAGAAAGGGTGAGTTTGGTGCTGTTCCTATTGCCTTTGTGCATCCTTTACCAACAAGAAAATGGGTAGAGCCGGAATCTGCCTATGATGCGCAATATCCGTACAATCACGTGTACGAATCGGAATCCGGCCATGTTGTAGAAATCGATGATACTCCTGGCGCAGAACGCATTCACATGGCGCATCGCACACTCACCCGTGTGGAAATTGACCCAGAAGGTAATCTCACGATCAAAATTGTAGGTAAGAAATTTGAAGTGACGATGGAAAATTCATACAGTCACTTTCAAAATTCGATGAATGTTACGGTTGATGGTGAGTGCAATATCTATTGCCGTTCAAATGCAAATCTCCAGGTTGATGGCGACTTGAATATGCACGTGCAAGGCAATGTCACCGAAAAGGTGAAAGGAAATTACTACACTGACATTGAAGGCAACCGGGTGACGAAGATCAAGGGATACGACCAGCGGGAAGTTGGCGGAAACGAATCTATGCACGCTGGCGGTTCGAGTGATCGTCATTCAGGCGGCGCAATGTACGACCTTGCTGGTGGGCAGATCAAGCAGAGTGCTGGCGGAAATTTTGTGATGGTGGCTGGTGGAACGCTTTCTGGCGATGCCCAGGCAGTTCACTGGAATTCTGGAAAGGGTTCAGCGAGCGGACCAACTGCTCCACAATCACCAGTAATTCCTGAATTTCCAACAGCTTTGGGAATGACGGAAAATCGTAGTGAATCGTTTACTGACCCTGAAAAGGAAGAAAAGTTTGATCCAACCCCAGAGGAATTTCAGCAAGAAGATTGTTGATGTGTTAAAATGAAATCATGAGCGATTTTGCTGTAGTTGCAATTTGCATGGGCTTTATTTTGCTAATCGTATCTAAATGGTTTCGCCTTTTGTGTGCAATCGTATTGGGCAGCTTGATTATGCTTATGGTTAAGCTAGGCACATGGCCGTTCCAAGGAATTTTGATGTGGCTGATATGGATAGTAGACGAACCAAAATACCATATCAAGTTCATGAAATTTGTGCTTCCGTTAACGATAGTTGGCATTTTGATAAAGGTAATTTTGTAAATATCACTGATGCCATCTATTGTTAGACTTGCCGACAAAAGCACCGGACACGGATGCTGGCCCGCCAGACCGAATGATTCCGCCAGCACAAATGTATTTGCCAACAACAAAGGAATCCACAGAGTTGGTGACCATTGGATTGTACATTGCTGCGGCCCTGCCTGTCATGATGGAAATCAGGCTACCGGATCACCCAATGTTTTTGTAAACAACAAGCCCGTAGCGAGAATTGGTGATTCAATTTCTTGCTTAGATTTTAATGCCGAAGGTTCTCCTAACGTCTTCGCAAACTGATAGTTGTATATCTCTCCATCTCTTTGAAACCCAAAGTTGCCGCACTAAATAGAAGTGTGCCGCAGAACATTTCCAATCGATATAGCGATTTCAGCTTACTTTTCCTTCCCAATCCGGTGAAGAAGGATATTGGTATGCTCTATGACTCTGATTCTGTTAAATCTGCCGTAGTCAATTTGGTTCGTACTAAACATTATGAGCGTCCTTTCCATCCAGAAATCGGTTGTAGCGTAATGGCGATGTTGTTTGAAAACATTACGAGCATCACTGCTTTGTCGATTAAGAGGTCCATTCAGGACGTGATCCAAAATTTTGAACCAAGAGTTACGTTAAGTGATGTTTCAGTAAAGACCAATTATGAAGAAAATGGATATGATGTAACTGTCACTTTTTACATCGAAAACATCACGGCACAGCAAACGGTATCCGTTTTTCTGGAGAGATTGAGATAATGAGCACTTCTACATCCAAATTGAGCGTAACTTACCTCGACTTTGATACTCTTAAAGCGTCTTTACGTGATTATTTACGATCACAGTCACAATTCAAAGACTATGACTTTGAGGGTTCTAGTATTTCGGTGCTTCTTGATATCCTGGCGTACAATACTCACTACAATGCGTTCTACATGAACATGATTGCTAACGAAATGTTCTTGGATTCTGCTAATATGAGATCGTCTGTGGTTTCTTTGGCGAAGCATTTGAATTATACCCCACGTTCGGTCACATCTGCGCAAGCTCGTGTTAGCATCGTTATCATCCCTACAGATAATGCAGCATCGGCAGTTATTGAAAAGAATACACCATTTAGGTCAAACGTTGACGGAACAGTCTACAACTTTGTTACAGATCGTGCGTATGGAGCCACTATTGAAAATGGTGTGTTCAACTATCCAGATGTAACTCTTATTCAAGGTGTGGCATACACGTATAGGTTTACTGTAAATTCTCAGGCTGTAAATCAGAGGTTTGTTCTGCCTAGTTCTAAGATCGATACTCGTGCCATTACTGTCCGTGTACAGACATCGACATCTAACACAACATTGACCACATATGTCCTTGCGGATAATTTGTTGGAATTGAAGAGTGATACAAAGGCGTACTTTTTGCAAGAAGTGGAAGACCAGAAGTACGAGGTAAAATTTGGTGATGGTATCATTTGTCAAAAATTGACAGACGGAAATGTCGTGGTGGTTGATTATATCATTTCCGATGGTCCAAATCCAAACGGAGCGTTGTCATTTACTCCGAATGTTCCAGTGGCTGGGTATCCCGTCCGTGCGGTTAGTGTGACGACTTTGGTCCCTGCTGCGGGTGGACTTGAAGCGGAAACGACAGAAGAAATTCGGTTCGCTGCGCCCAAAAATTATGAAGCACAGGGTCGAGCGGTCACAGCCAAAGATTATATTACAACAGTGCAACAACAATACACCAATGCTGATTCGGTTGCGGTTTGGGGTGGTGAAGAAAATATTCCTCCACAATACGGAAAAGTTTTCGTTTCAATTAAGCCTGTAGAGGGATATGTTATTACCGAAGAAGCTAAAGCACTAGTTCTACAAAACATCATTCGGAAGCGCAATGTTGTTTCTGTTATCCCTGAATTTCTTGACCCAGATTATACTTTCCTGATTGTGAACAGTACAGTAAAATATAATCCGGCGAACACATTCAAGACGGAAGGTGACATACGTACAACCGCATATGATGCTATTGTAACGTATTCGACGGAAAATCTCGACAAGTTTGATCTGGAGTTCCGATATTCCAAATTGCTGTCTGCCATCGATAACAGTGAAACGAGCATTACAAACAATTTGTCAACAATTACGATGAAGAAGGTTTTACTTCCAACCTCTGATCTAATCGCAAATTACCAACTTGACTATTATAATGCAGTGAAGCCGGGAACTTTGGTTTCGAGCAGCTTTGTGACGGTGCATGATCCTAAACTGCTGGTTCCGTATCAAAACGGATGCACCTATACACTTCAAGATGATAGTAACGGAATTATTCAAATGGTTCAACACCGTATCGGCACGCCGAATGCAGTTGTTCGGGATTGTGGAACCGTTGATTACACTACAGGCAGAATAATTCTTCAGGAGTTTATGCCGTATTACCTCGATGGCACAGACGGAAACATTTCTGTGACAATGAGTCCATCGGAGAACGATATCATTCCAGTACGTAATAACATTTTGTATATCCGGCCAGAGGATATTTTTGTGACAGTGTTAGCTAACGCATAAGGGGTAAGGGATGCCAACAATTCCAAAATCACCAAGAACAATTTCACAACTTATACCGTCGCAGATTCCTGATTTCATCCAGGAAGACTATCCGATGTTTGTGGCATTTGTGAAAGCCTATTACGAATGGCTTGAAACAAATGGCGCACAGGTATGGAGTGGAAAAGTTCTTGCGACATCACCGACTACAATCACGCTGAAAGATACAGCGGATGCGACGATTGTCAATGCGTACCAAGACATGTTTATTGTGTGTCTTAACGGGCCAGCAAAGGGGCACACAAAGAAGATCCGTTATTATGATCCAAAAACTCGTGTGGTAACACTGTATGAATCTTGGGATGTAACAAATATTCCCCCACCCAACACTTTAATGGAAATTCGGGATGCATTGCACCCGGCGAAGCTATTGGAATACCGTGATGCCGATTATACTATTGACAAATTCATTTCGTATCTGCGAGATGAATTTATGTATTCGATTCCAGGAAACATCTTAGCAGATAAGCGAAACATACTGAAGCACATCAAGGACTTTTACAGGGCAAAGGGAACTGAAAACTCATTCAGATTCTTGTTTAGAATTCTGTTCAATCAAGAAGTGGAATTTTACTACCCAAAGGTTGACTTGTTCCGTGCATCCGATGCCAGATGGTATGTTCAAAAGGTAATGAAGATTACCACCACGGATAACACATTTGACTACCTCAATCGAAAAATAATTGGTGTTGTGTCTGGGGCGACAGCAAAAGTCGAATCTGTTGTTCAAGAGGTAATCGACGGTGGGATTGTTACGACGCTTACGGTGTCGAATATTGAAGGAACGTTTATTGTTGATCCGACTACAGGATTGCCAGAACAAGTGAAGATTGTTTACCCTGTCAATCCTCCAGCACAAACAGAACTTGGATCAGTCACAGATTTGGAAGAGCCATACAACGAATTGCTCTACGAACAAGCATATCAATTGCTTCAGAGTTTGGATATTATCGAACCCGGAAATGACTACTTGGTTGGAGAAGAAATCACTATTTCAGGCGGCGGCGGATTGTCGGATGCAACTGCTATAATTACATCTATCTTCCAGACGTATTATAACGGTAGCTGCCAAGTTCCACCTTCCACCTTTTACCTGGAACCATTTTTCGGTCCAAACGACACGGTTAATACAACCAATGATTTTACTCAGGATGGTGTGTGTATTCCGGGGATGTATTTCTTTTCTGACGTACACTCACAGTATACAAATTCCGATCTTTTGAATCCTAATCAAATTTTGTTGTCTTCTAGCGAAACATCAACGGATGATTTTTTTGTTGGTGACGAAATTGCTTTGGTGGGTGGAACTGGAATAGGTCAGAAAAGAATCATCGTATCATACAACGGAACTACAAAGATTGCTACAGTTGATCTTCCGTTTGTAGACATTCCTGACGGCACAACAAAGTATTCCATCACACACATTCGTGGTGGAATTAAGTCTGTACGTAGTACCAATTTTGGATTGGGATTTGTTACGACACCAACAGTATCGATTGCGTCTGCCAACGGCCACAATGCTATTCTTGAGCCTGTTTTGGGTTTGATTGGGACTACGAGTGGCCAGTGGACTCCTGGGCGTGCTGGTGGTATGGGTGAAGTTCCAACGACACCAGACAGTTTTCCAAACTCTAACAAGATCATTCAAGACAGCTATTATTGGCAAGATTTCTCATACGATTTGCGGTTTGGCGAAATAGTAGATCGCTATAGAGATGTTGTCAAAAAACTTGTTCATCCTGCCGGAATGAAGATGTTTGGATCGGTGCTCATTAAGAGCAAACCAGAGAACAACTTCCTCAACCTTGTTCGCAGAAACATTCTTTGGTTGGATGCCAAAATATGTGATGCACGTTTGACATTGAGCAAAACACAGGAATTGAAAATCATTCCAAATGATCCGTTAGTTTTGGGTTTCAGAAATGTTCACGGGTCTTTGGACCGTCAGAAATTTGTTGGATTTCCACTGACTGTAGTTGGCGGTGAAGTGTACGGCAACACACAAATTGTCCACTTCAAAGATCGAATCATTGGATCTATTGTTAATAACCCAGACCAAAGATCTAAGCTGAATATTGACGCTATTGTATCTTTTGAATCTGCAAATTATACATCGGTTGTCGGTCCAATCGTTGTGGATACGTCTCAGTATTATGCCAAGTTTGTTAATGGCACGATCCCGCACGAAGGAAATCAAGTTCGCTATGATTTTCTTGAAGGAGCATCTACTTCACGTGTGTACAACGTAAGCCCTATTATTTTGACACCAGTAAATGACGTTGATGGTAGGGATTATGACGGAAGAAATTATGGTGGTAGTTGGGTAACTGAAGGGTTATATTTTGACGGAAGTAGTCACATTGATGGCACAGCCGCAGGAGTTTGGAATTTCAATCCTTACAATAATCCTTTGTACACAGCACCATATGTAAACAATTGGGCACCATCTCTCCCAGTTCGCCACGATACGTATGCCATTCCAGTTAATTTGCAGGAGTGCAGTGTGATTGTGGTTGCGGCCACTCCTGATGTTTCACAAAACATGTCGATTGTCAATTGCATTCAAACCGATCAAGACAATGGTTTTTCGATTGACGTGTTAGGAGATGCTAATTATGGTCCTGGTGGTTTAGCATTCCGTGTACAAAATTGTGATACTGGAAACACACTTACAAAGACAATTGTGTTTCCATCTGATACTCTTAAAGATGATACATTTTTCATGGCAGTGTTTCGTTTTAGAAACGGGCTTATTAACTGCAATGTCAATAATAGCGAAACACATGTAGCTAGATTTCAGAGCTATCCGATCATTCCGGCGAATACAAGTTCTGGATGGTATATGTGCAAAAGCACAAACGATTACATTTTTGAACCTCAACTTCCATCTAATTTTTCAGAGCAAAAATTTGGGGCTGGAAAATTCATGCAAGAGGCTATTCCAGGTGCAACTTTTGCAATTGGAAATTTCAATGGAACTTTGGCATACGCTTTATTCTATGATCGAGCGCTGTTTGATTACGAAGTGAAGTCCATTTACAAAGCATTGCGTGAAATGCTATTGGCAGAACGAAATGTCATTATTCACGATACTTACAACCGTGAGTTGAAAGGAAAAACCCGTATCCAGGTTGAAGAAATACAGAAAACTATTTCTGGTACTACGAAATTTTCGCATCGTATTGCTCAAACACAACTTGGAGTTACTTGGATCAATAACCAGAGACGGCAATATGAGTCTGGAGTATCTGCAATTCAGCAGACCACCACCAGAACTTTGCTTGGAAAGTCTAATCTTAGAATCACTACTGTAGCACAACAGTTTGGAGATGCCCGTGTCACAGGATCTTCTTTGCAAATAGTTTCTGGTCTTTCACGGATGCAAAATTCGTCCGCACGTACCAGATCTGGTGTAACTAGATTGCAGAATACCACAATACAAACCATGTTGGGTGTTTCTGAATTGACACATCGTATTAGTCAAACACAATCTGGTGTGTCGGCAATTCAAAATACAGCCACAGTAACCAATATTGGTGTATCGAGCTTGGCAGGAGAAACTGCACAAATTCAAACGGGTGTAGCTGCAATTCAGAACTCTGGAACAAAAACACAGAACGGAAAGGCAGCAATCCAGAATACTAGCACAAGCGCACAAACTGGTTTGACGGCTGTTCAGATAACATCGCAACAAACGCAAGAAGGAATCGGCAGTGTGGTTGTGGGCAGAACTGAAATCACACAAACCGGAGACGGTAGAATTGAGGTAACTGCAACACAGGATATGACAGGCGTAATGAATATCACCTAAAATGGTGCGCCTAAATAGAATACGGAGATTACAATGGCTGCAATTTTTACAACCAACATGAGAGTTCATGCCGCTAACCAATTCAAAAGCGGCTTTTCTGACCCACTTCAAAAGATGTATTTGTGCATCGGAAGAACACAAGCCTGGACAAATGACAACAGTCCACCGCTGCCTGTTGATTGTGTAGATGACGAAAGTTCTGCGTTTCATGATATGCTCTCAGCCAAGTTGGTGGCTGCGAGTGACACTAGCCTTGTAATTGCTCGTCACGACTGGGAAACAGGTACGATCTACACGCAATATTCTAGTGGAGCAGATTTGTTCGACCCGAATAGCGGCAATCCTCCGTTTTACGTTGTGACGGATGAATTGAATGTGTATAAGTGTTTGTCAAACGGCGGGGGAGTAGCTTCTACAGTAAAGCCTAGTGGAACAGGAACGACGACAATCAGTACATCTGATGGATACAGATGGAAGTTCATGTATACCATTCCATCTGCTGATGTTGTTAAGTTTGTTACCCCAGAATGGGTTCCGGTGAAGGCGTTGACTGCAAATGATGGATCTACGCAATGGCAGGTACAATCTGCCGCAGTTGCAGGAACAATTGACCGCATTGATGTTGGGCTGGCCGGATCGCAATACACGTTGACTCCTACAGTTGTGATTGATGGAGATGGAACTGGGGCATCGGCTTCGGCTCTGATTAGCAACGGAAA